GTTAGGCTGCATAGCTGACATGAGGGGATTGATTTGACCGTTACCGGGGTAGCGGGCCACCTCACGGAAGTCACTGTTCTGACGCAGATGCATCAAGAAAGTGGGGTCACAAACGCAACGATAGAAACCGTCCTGGTAGGTAGGAGTGTTGCGCTTACGTAAGGACTTGACCACACGGAGGAGGTCGTCCTTAACGTCAAACTTGGCTTGTTCGGCGTTGGTGTAGGTCAGAGCGCCGGTAGCCAGGTCGCCAGGGAAGTAATAACCGCCCTGTGAGTCAGAAGACTGACCCTTGGAAACAGCTTTCAGGAGTTCATTGATGAACACCCGATCGCGCCAACGACGATAGTCATCGAGCAGAGTCAGGCTGCCGATGGACTGGTGGAAAGTGGTGAGGTTGCCGGTATCAAGCAGCAGACGCTGAGCAGTAATCAGGGTCTCACGTGCAACCTTGAAGGTAGACGGTTGAGTCGGATCATTGGAGTCAGCAGGGCCAGTGTACTCACGAAGAGTCACCAAGACCTTGTCTTTAACAATGTTCCGGCTGTTTGCCGTACCAATGGTTTGTTCGGCAGTCCGCTCACGGGACTCTTTGGAGCCAGGGTTTCCGAAGAACCGGTAACGGTCAAGCTGAACCGTCTGACCAGGCTGTTTAGAAAAATCGTGGACAACGACGGGCTCAGCCGCCATTTCCACGATGTAAGCCGGGTGAGGCCGATATAACTCGGCACCGAGAATCTTCGGAAAATCATTATCGATGAACATCGATAAGTTCCGTAGAAACTACTTTGTAATACTAAGACAGATTTAACAAAGTCAGTATATAAATGTCGCGTTTTTAGCGCTAAACACTTTTTTGATTAGAACTATTGATACTTGAACTAAACGACCGAATAACACCTCTAACCCCTTCTCCTAAGACACCATACGCAGCACCATAATTAGGAACGTAGGTGGATGCTCTTCCGCGATACATACTTCTAATTACACTCTCCATGCTTCCCGGAACATTAGACCGTTCAGCCGATGAAAAAGTCTGACAATATACCGGCGGCGCATACTCCCACTCAGCTCTTGATCCTGTGCCCGAAGTGACAAGGCTATAGAGCATAGGGTACCCACCACGTGGGTAAGTACCTGCTCCTCCGGTAGTACCTTTTGACTCATCGTTACCAAAAGGTGTATTAAAAGGATCATAAAACTGAGTAGAAGGTGCCGCACCATTCCAATAAGTAAATGCTCCTATACTTTTTACGCCTGGAATAGGTCCTAGTGCTGTTTGGACAGTTGCATTAGCGACATTAACCATTGCTTGACGCCGATAACCGTTATAAACGGTTAAGACACCTGAAGCATGTTGATTATAATTGTCATAATTTGTCCAATATCCACTTATTGTCGGAGGAACTGCTCTCCAGTTACTGCTTTGGTAAATAGGAAGATTAAGAGGAGGTCCATTAAACGTGTAAACAGCAGTTCCTCCCATACCCGTATGAACGGTGCAGTAGGGATAAACAGAACCAGTTTGTCCAGAAGGAACAATAATTTGTAAATATGCTCCTGGGCTTCCTTGACTTCCTGATGTTGTAACACCTGTTGTAAACGGGACACCGCCAGCGTGTTGTCCATCCTGAGTAGAACTCAGTTTAAAAGGGTGAGAGCTCGTAGAACTGTCAGATAAGTCAAATATATAAGTGCTCCCCTGATATAAAGTAAGACTTTTTTGAGATACTCCGTCTAAAGCAAATTTATTACCGTTATCACTTACGACAGTTACTTCAAAAGTTCTAACTTCTGGAAAAGTAGTAGTCTCTAAACCTAAATCTGCTGCGTAAGACTGAGGTGGACCAGCGGTAATTACACCAAAATTTGCTCCTGGTTGTGTCAGCGCTACATACGTTTGTTGTTCACCAGACGCATAAACATACCCACTGGATGTCAGTGTGTAAGTGTCTGTAAGATTTAAGTCGTTAGATGTTCGTTGAGGACCGGACTGTATAGCGTGATAAATATTTTTGTCGTATTTCCAGTTAGTTAAAGCAGAATAAGTCATGTTTAAGGGTTGTTTCTTTCACTCTAAATAGATTTATGATTGAATTAGATACAGAGGGCAAATGCTAGAAAAAGTCCTCAGTATTTTAGTTTTAGACAGCGACGTCGTTGGAGGATCAGTAGCAGGATCTGTGACTGAATCAATAATCCACCCTAGAAAAGGCATAAATATAGTTTCTCATTTTGTAAAAGCACTTTGCGTAGGTTGGGCACTTGCTGTTTTTGTATCCCCTGCGATTTCCGAAAGATTTAATTTAAACAAATCAGAATCTGTAGCCATATCTTTCATTGGTGGATATTCAGGCATTCGTCTGATGGTTGCTGCTGAAAATATTATCTTGACTAAGTTGAAAGAAAAAATTAAAGAGTGACATCACCATCAAAAGGGTCGGCAGGTGTTGTGATGACTTCTTCAGCCGTTGGTTCAGGGACAGTGGCCCAGGATGATTGCCTGACACGCGAATCTCGACGCCTGCAGTCGTGACGACGACCATCTTTACGACGTGGCTCTTTGCGACGAGTCATAATTAACCTCTTTCAACAATTTTAGAAAAAAACCCCGCCAGTCGTGTAGCTGACGAGGTTAGTTTACTTTACTGACTAACTTATTCAGGAAGGTTCCATAAACAGAAGCTTGCTACGTAAAGCTTCTGGTTGCATCTGACTCAGCACACGCCAAGCATTTTCAGGTGAACGGCTCATGACTTCACCGAATTGTTCCCAGGTTTGACCCGCAGGAACGCCACCTTGTCCAGCAGAGCCGACCGGTGGTGCAGGCATATCGTACTGCTGCTGGTAAGCAACATTAGGATCAGAGTTGTAAAGATCCTCGTCTAGGTCAACGGGTACAACTTCAGTGAAATACCGATCAGTGTAATCAGCAAGGTCATCAGGATCCGTAAGGATCTGTTCCATGCCACGAGCTACTTCAACAACTCGATCAGTTTTCTGAGCCTGCTCAACAAGCATGTCCTCAAGAGCACATGCATAAGCATTTAGAATGCCAGGGGCTTCGATACCAAAGTTACGAACGACCTCGGCGCTTGCCTCGCTTAGGCTCTGGTCCGTAGAACCCTGATAAGAAGTTTGGGTCTGTGAGACGCTGGTAGGCGATGTCTGCTGAACCGGCTCCTGGTAAGCCCAAGGCTGGGCCTGAGAAGGCTGACTGATCTGTGTTGTAGCCTGCTGTGGAGCTTGGGTCAGATACGGTGCTTCCTGGCTGGGGGATGGTAATTGGCCCAACACCCGTTCCAGGGAACCCATCGCTGCTTCCCAAGGGTTGCTGGGGGAGGAGCTGAACGTTGACGGGTTGTACTGGTTGTTGATAGAAGGATCCGAAGCCGGTACCGCCTGGGACGGCGGTTGGGCTGTAGGAACCGAAGCTACCGCCGGGGTAGCTCCTTGGACCACCCACTGAGGGGAGGCGGTTGTTGAGCCCTGGTCGCTGATTACCGCCGGGGCTGCCGCCGGGGAGACCGGGCTCGGGGTCGAAGCTTGGATCTGCTGGCTCATAGCTACCCGAGTAAGTTAATTCTTCCGCAAGGTGGTCGAAAGTCCTGTAAAGGAGCGGAGTGATATTCAGTCGCGGATCAGCCGCTAAAGGTTGATCAGGCGCAAGAGGATGCGGAGACTGCAACATCTGGTTTAATAATACCAGGAACTGCTGCATTGACGACTGAACTTGTCCAACCATTCTGAAAGGAAATCCTTTCAACATTTCAGCTCGTTCAGATTCATTCTTATCAGGAAAGAGATATTTAAGAGCTTCTACACTCTCAACACCAAGCTCTTGCATATTTCTGACGACCATAGACTTTTGTAGGACGTCATATGCAGTATCTTCGTAAACATCTCCTTGATACCTGTAACTTACGTTACGGTCACCGTCTTCTGGAAGTCCAATAACTCCACGCGGAACTTTGTTTTCACTTAAAGCTTTTTTAATTTCTTGTTGTAACTTGTTCTCGAAACGATTAGAAGCTTTTCTGAATCTTTCGACTGATTCTTCTGTGACTTCTTCAGGTGGTTTGGGTTCTTTTAAGTTTTGAGCCGCAATAAAAGACTCACGGAAGACAGTTTCTTGATGATAAATCATCATCTCTAGAAGAGAACAGAAACCATAAGTAAGAAAACTTTTATTCTTACGTGTCGCGGTTGCTTGAGCACGTCCCATCAAACCTTTAATTTCAGTAGCCGTCGCACCGGCTGAAATTGAGATTTCATCGACGCCGCCTAGTGCTGTACGTATCTCTTCACGTAGAAGCAACGCATAACGGTTCATATCACCACTAATCGGGTCCGGAGTCATGTAACCGACTCGATCCGAAGGCTCAACATTGGCAATAATGCGTGGAACACGCAAACCACCACCCATAGCAGAGCCAAAAGGCTCGCTTACACGAGTAGAAGGCGTGTTTTGACCAGCAAAACCCGACTGAGAGCTGATTGTGGGGCGGAAATTGTTTCCAGAATCGGAAGCCTCGACTAAATCCGACCTAGGACGACTTGAAATAAGCGTTGGGTTACCAAAAAACTCAATATTTTTAGAAATATTCTTAATCATTTGATCATGAAGCACAATTTGCTCCATAAAGGGATCAAAATCACCCTCACCTTCCGTTCCACTAGCGTTTGGCTTGTTTAAAACCTCAACAGCAGGAACAAATCCAAGTTGATTAGGTCTTTTTCGGTCTGCAGTAAGAATTCCGCCAGGTTCAAGCTCAAAACTAAGCTCAGTGTCTGATTCATTTTCAGCAATTTCGTCAGCTGTGATGCTTAAACGTACATATCTTTTGTTTTGACCATATACATCACTTGGAAGACCAAGATTATTGTTCTTTACTTTGTAATCGTAAAGAATAACAACCTCTTCAATCTGACCATTTACATCATGGTATACTCTGTACTGTTTTTTATTAAAAAAGTAAATTTGATATTTTAGTTTCGGGTCAGGTCGAAAATAAAACAGACCGCAACCATCAATTAAAAAGTTTCGAATAATCGCGGGAAAACGAATATCAAGTCTATTTAGCTCAATAACGTCAGAAATAAACTTAGTTCTGCTCTTAAAAGTATCTTGGTCACAATAAAACGATAAACCCTTCTTAATCATTAAGAGGGTCATTTGCTGAAGGTGGCTTAAAACCACCATCGTCGCAGCTTGATTCGATCGATCCTGAGTGCGAGCCGCCTCTAAAATCTCTTCAAACTGATTACGGACGTCAACAGAAGCTGTCATTACTTATTAAACCTCCGAACCAGCAGGCAGGAGGTAGTTCCGTACTCGCTCTATTCTAAGGGCAGCTTCTGGAAGTTTCGAAACTGGGTATGAAGTAATTAAATGATCCTCACGACCTAACATGTCTGTATTACCTTCTTCTGGTACAAAATCATCACATAGTTTTTGAACTTCTGGTTTATCCCAGATGTAATACTCAGCAATATTACGAAGTTTTGTTTTACGACGATCAGAATCTCCCATCCAGCTCAGGTGCCAGCCCGCATTTCGATCACCTACATACCAATTATTAGTAGTGGCTCGAAGAGAAGAAAGTGTACCAAACTCTTTAAGCTGACCAACTGTAGATGCTGTGCCGCAACGCCAATCAAACTTTTCACCTTTTGGAGAAACTAACTGACGATCAGCTCTTCCATAATGCATAGACATTGAAAGACGAACAGTTTTATCTGAGTGCTCGAGGACTGCTTCTTTTATTTCATCTAATTTTTCAGGGTTTGTAATCTCATCACAATCACTACAAATAAAAAAAGCATCTTCAGGCAGCATAAAAAGTCCAACACTAAGTGCATCACGCTGACCACGTTCTCTAACCCATGGGTCCGGGGCTTCTTCGTACGAAGGCAGTTCTACGTGCAGAACTTGAATTTTTTCTTCAGGCAGCCCCAACTCCTTAATTGTCTCAACGCAAGAGAACTCTTTAGGATCACCCCTGTGGGTGCGGTTTGCATCTGTAATTAAAAAACCATCTACGTGATCTTTAAGAGTTTCTACACGAAGCTCAAGAATCTCTTTTTCGTTGAAATAAGGAAAACAATCGATCAGCACTGTATTAAAGCTTAGTAGCAGTATGCTACCTCAATTTTACTCTCCTTCACCCATAGCAAAACGTTTTTTACTCCGCTCAAGAAGTAAGTTTTTCATATCCTCTGTGTCCTTGTCTTCTGGAGGAATAGATTCCGTTTGAAACTGTGCGGCACCGTCGTTAGCCGAAGGCATTTCTGGAGGCGTGGGGCCACCCGCCTCCTGATTTAAACCGCTCTGTTCGTAAGAGTCAAACTCTTCAGTAGAAGGTTGTTCTTGTACTCTCTGTTTATTTGCAGCGCCGACCGCTTGGGCGTACCGTTTAGCGAGAATGTTGCCGAATTCTTGAAAATCGTTCATCAGTATAAAACCAGAGCGGCGTTAATAGATCCTCCACTCAGTGTAACTGCGCCAAAAGGCAGAAAAATATCACCAGCAATATTCTCAACGTGAAGAAACTGATTTTCAGCCATATCATTTAAACGAACATACAGATCATCTTTACTATTAGAACTTTTGCTTTCAACAAAAACAGCGCGACAAGTTCCAAAAGTTTTTTCGCCTTCACTGGGTTGCCAGTGAAACCCGCTTGCATAAGGCAGCTGCGACTGCTGCCCATACACAGAACCAAAAGCGCGAATGTCCATTTTCTAGATCTTTTTGTCAGTCTAGCTTACTTAAGTCGATAAGCTTATTCAAATACCACTGTGCTTTTTCTAAATCCTCAACACCATTCTTGTGCTTGAATCGCCATAAATATTTAAAACAAGATAACTGACAAAAAGATTTCACAGCTTCTATTCCAGCAGAAGACACCATGGCGTCTATGCACTCAATATCACCTTGTGAGTAATGAATAGGGTGATTAACAGCTTCCATTGGTTTTAAACATAGTTCCGGTACAAATAGTATCTGATTCTTCGTAGATAGAAGGAGAATACTTTACATCTAGATGCTTAACCAGACAGCAAGAATGAATTTCGACACTGTTTCCACACGGGGCGACCGGGACGACTCGGCGGTGTTCTTGGTCGCTTCTTAAATCCTCAAAAGCTAAACCCATAGAACTTCTATCTGCTATAGGCCAATTACGTTTACCTGTTTTTGCATGACTCAAAGTAGGGTGACAACTTTGACTAAATATGTATTTCTCAGCGTCTTCTTGGTCTAAAATCATCAACCCAGCGTAAGGATTACCAAGAGAAGTAAAACCAATAAAATTAGGATCTTTAGGTGTAAGAATTACACCGCATTTATAAGGTAAGTCACCCCAAACACTCGGAGTTATACCGTTTAAATTCCATTTTTTATAGTTGTCAAAAGGTATTTCTAGTCCTTTATATTCTTCGTACCTACAAAAACCAGGCTCAAGATTTAACTTTTTTAGTTTATTTTTATAAAAATGCCAGTATTTAAATTGAGCTAAGCCAAATAACATATCATTTTCAGAATACATATAATAATTATGAGCTTTACTTATTACTCTATTAGCTAAATGTTTTTTATGAGCCCAACACAATGAAAAACCTGTGTATTCAGAAGAAGCAATATTAAAATTTACCTGTTTAAGGTGACTATGACCCTTAATAATTAAGGAAAACTCATCTAGATCACATCTATGATCATGGTCTACAAAAAACTCTACGTAGACATCTAGAGGTAATGTTTCGTATCCCCTTAAAACCGCAAGTGTGCTTTCAACACGAGACAGGGGATCGTGAGCTGTTACAGCGATGTAAATTGATTCCATCAGTATTCAATGTTGTAGTTGCCGCGTTTTTGCAAATAGGTCACCAAGTGAGTGTACGCATCTAATAAATCATCGTGTGACGTAGCACCGACATTTAATATCTGATCCATTAAAGCATCAAATTTTCTAAATCTATTAAAAGTAACTTTTTTGTTTTCTAAAAGTCCTAGTGTTCCCCTGAATCTTGCAATTTTATCGCCTCTGAATCCTTTTACTTCGTGGATGTGTAAGTTGCCGAGACCACGCTCTGTAAGTAGGACTCGTTTCAAATCGGCTGCAAGAGAAGCTTGATAAGCAACTGCTTCGACAACAAGAGTAACCGTGGAGTAAGTAGGGAAATATTTATCATCTTGTAGTTCTAGTATCCCCCACTCAACAAGCATGTCGCAGAGCAAATCAATTTTTTCTAAATTTCCTATAGATCTAACTTGGTGAGAATCAATAATGTAATATTTATCTTTTAATCTGCCTCCAAGTACAAAAGCAGTGTAATCAGAAGTTTCATTTTTACTCGCTGATAAATCAATACCAACAGCTAAACAATCAAACTCTGTCTCTACCTCTGCTTTAATTAATAAGTCTGGTGACAACACAAGATCAGACGTCATAACTGGTTGTTGTTGATACTGATAAGCAAACGCCACGGGGTCTAATTCTTTTTGACCTAACAAATAACTAACAGACCACTGCTCGGGCCAGTAACTAACCGGCTCACCTTCTTTGTCATAAGAAAGAGCTTCCTGCGATACTTGTTTCCACCCTTTTTTAGGGATAAACATAGTTTTGTGAATATCAAGAGGATGAAAGCGAGTCCCTAAACAAATCGATCTCCCGCCCTCGAACACAATCGGTGCAATAACTGACGACCAGTTATTATTCATCTCATCTCTAACAGCAGGGTTCTTAATATCTGAGCTTGATTTAATAGGGTCATCAACAATAACCAAATGAGCTCGTTTCGAAGTAATAGAACCGCGCAGGCCAGCAGCCCGAAGAGTAAATTCTTCGTCGCCTACACGGGGTATACCTGCGTAATCAAAATCAATAGACCAACCTATATCACTTTGCATACCCGCTCTAAGTTTTACTTTTGGAAATATTTTTTTAAAAGTAGATGAATCAATAATTTGTTTAATAATTCGACTTTTAGGAATAGCCGTGGCGATGTTATAAGAACAGTAAATAATCTGAAGCGGTCTCTGAGCCGTCGTGTGCTTACCAATAACCCAAGCAGTAAATAAATTAAGCACAGTAGACTTTGCTGAACCCCTAGGACTTAAAATATCTAGGTTTGGCCCAGCTATATCAAGTAAGTATTTATTGCTTTCTCCCGTAATAAGCTCTTGGTGCCATTCCAACATATGCTTCGCTGGAGGTTTATCAAGTAACGTACAAAATGTCATAAAGTCATTCTGAGCACGATTGAAAACACTGTCTATCGTGGAATCATTACTATCCATAGCTTTCTGAGCTCTCGCCTTTAAAGCACGTCGATAAGCGTATGTTTCTCTGCTAGGCATTTCCTTAGACTGCTCGTATACTGTTAGCGAAAGTCTAACTCCGTATGGCAAAGATACTCTGGTACGGCGATGCCGTCTCTAACACCGGTTTTGCTCGTGTAACGCATAGCGTTCTAGATCACTTAAAAAAAGAACATGATGTAGTGCTATACGGCATCAACTATCAAGGTGATCCGCATGATTACCCATTTAAAATTTACCCTGGAGCTGCTCACAACCCTAACGATCGATTCGGTGTGGGCCGAATACAACAAATTTTAGAAAAAGAAAAACCTGACTTTTTTATATGTCTTAACGATATTTGGATCTGTAACCAGATTTGGGAGCGAGTTCACTTCCTTAAAGCACAATTTGATTTTAAGTTCATTGCATACTTCCCCACTGACTCAGAGTGGTACCCGCTCCCTATGCTGCGGTACATCAAGGACTGGGATTTTGCAATTACCTTTACTGTTCAGCAGGCTCAGCGTTTAATGGCTCACGGGGTGCAGCCTAAAAAAATGGGTGTTGTTCCTCATGGTCTCGATCGAGATAAATTTTTCGAGATGGATCAAAGAGAAGCTCGCAAACACCTCGGTCTACCTCAAGACAAATTTATTATTTTTAACGGAAATCGTAACCAGCCACGTAAATGCATTGATCAAACAATCAAGGCTTTTGCTGAGTTCTGTGTCGATAAGGACGATGCGCTTCTTTATCTGAACATGGCTGAAAAGGATCTTGGTTGGCATGTAAAAGAACTTTTAGAAACTGAACTACGTCGAAGAGGCGTCGATCCGACGCAGAAAGTCGCGCTTACACCAAATATGAATTACCAAGCTGCTCCACCCGACGAGCAGTTGAATTTGATTTACAACGCTGCTGACGTCGGCATCAACACAGCTAATGGAGAAGGCTGGGGACTGGTGCCTTTTGAACATGCTATGTGTCGCAAAGCTCAGGTAGTCCCCAACCACACGTCTTGTAAGGACATCTGGGAAGGTAGTGCGCTTTTAATTAATATAGGAGCCTGGGTAAACGACAAAGACCTAAATGTAGAACGAGGTATTGTCGACTACAAACATGCAGCTCAGTTATTAACAGAGCTTTATGAGGATGACAAATATAGACAGTCAGTAGCAGACAAATGTTTTGATGTAACTCAGAACCCTCAGTATCGATGGGAAGCTATCGCTGAAGGGTTTACCAAAGCTATGGAGGTTCTTAAATGACTCAGCAAACTCGTTATGACGCCGTTTTAAGTTATCTAGAGCACCCCGTCAACATAAGATCATTAACTGGATACCCTACTATCTACCAGCAAGCTTCTGACATAGGAGGCACATTTACTCGTATTAAATATGGACTGCCAGACCAAACAGTTGCTAATTTTAGTCCTTGTCTAACAGCGCACAAAGGACATCGTCTTATCGCGTGGAGAAACCAACCAGAACCTTTTACATTTAGACACGACAGCAAATATTTTTACTACAACAACACTCCTACAGAAGTTTATATCGGTGAACTAATAGGTGACGACACAATTATCGGTGCTAAAAAGCTACGAGAAAAACCCCACCGTCTCAGTTACGAAGATCCTCGTCTTTTTGTAACGCCCGACGATAACTTATACGCTCAGTTTATTACTAGCTCATACGCAAGCATATACGATTCATCAAAACACATTATGGTTAATCAGCCAAAAGTGTGTGTTGCTTGTGTGGATGAGTTTGGTAACGGTGTAAACGCTGTTTATCCGCCGGTAGGCGATAATCGCAAATCAGAAAAACCTGAAAAAAACTGGTGTTTCTTTAGCGAAAACGATCAACTAAGGCTTCTTTACTCAACTATTCCTCTAACAATTAAAACACCCGGTCAACAGGATAAAACAATCGATTCCAGTAGCTTGAAAAAGGTTACTGGAGACTACCCAACTTTTAATTCTACAGCACCCATCAAAATCGGCAACGAATGGCTTGTATTTTTTCACTGGAAATACATGGCTTTTGACAGCAATCATCAGATTACATACCTGCTGTATCACTCAGGTGCGTATACTCTGGATGAAAAATTAACTAAAATCACAAGGCAGTGCACTGAAGCTTTATTCAGTGGATCCACGAATGATCGTTTGATCTGGTGGACTGATGTTACAGGTCGTCCAATTTCAAAACAACCAGCTTGTGTGCTTCCTTTTGGAGGTATTTACGACGAACAAAGTGACTCAATAGAATTATCTTTGGGAGTTAATGACTCGTTTATGGGTATTTTTAGATGCCCGCTAACTAACGTATTGGCGAAATTAGAAAAAATCTAAGACTTTTCTTCTCGCTCGATAGTAGACCAGACCACCAACGATGCTTCTTCTAGTAAGTCTGCCATTGTTGGTGAGTCTTCAAAACTATTCAACAACTCACGTAAGCAACGGTCAGCACCCGCGAGTAAAAGACCGCGACGATCAAGACCGTCAGTAAGTTGTCGTACTGCTTGAATATGTGATCTAAGTTCTTTTTGGAGAACCGAAATTTTTGTTGCTGCTGTCGCATGGTCTAGCATCCCATTCAACGTCATTTGCCGAACATTATCAATATCACTTTTTAGAGAATCAATCTCTATAAGCAAAACTTTTCGTAAATCTTGTTTTGGGTATTTTTCTTGAATCCACGCGGTTATATCTGCGATAGATCCTGTGTACCCAGGACGCATAAACCTAGCATATAAGTAAGACTCAATATCGCTTGTGGCGTTTTTGGCGTAATGCAAAAATGAGTCTTTTTGAGTCTTATCAAGGGACTGCAACCAGTTTCCCACTGTGGCCTGAACTTCTGTATCAATCATGCAAAGAAGTTTTGCCCAGACATCGCAATACCCATAGCGTTTCGGCGTAGATCTTTAGTAGCCGCTGTGTTTGCTCGAATACGAGCAAGATCTCCTTTAACCTTCGATTGATTACGAGTAAGATCACCAATGACCGATGCGTCATTCAGAGCCAAAGCCCCAGCAATACGCTGTGCTCCTTGAGCCAATGCACCTTCTGTACTAGCTCTGCTTTGTAACATACCGCTCAGAGTATCACCATACTTCTGAGCAATATTAAGCTTCGCTCCTTCTTGAGCCGATTTAATGGCTAAGTTTGTAGTGCCAAGAGCTTCAGCTAAGCGATTATCAGCATTAAGTGCCTCGGAACCAGCCTTTGCAGTGAAAGTTGGATTTAATAATTCAAGCCCCAGCTTTGCCCGGCCAGTCTCACTAGCTAAATTTTGACCTTTATCCAACATACCCATAACTTCCTTCATTTGCCCAGCACGAGCACTTGATGAGTCCTGAGCTGCATCTTTAAGAATAGTTTTTTGACCGCTACTTAGACCCTCGACAAGCTGTCCAAGAGCACCAGTACTTGCACCAGTCGTTTGTGCAAACCGAAGCGCCGCCATTGTCAGCGGGACATTAGCTGCTGCGGCTTGAGAACCGTAAAGTGCAAAGTAATCAGCAGGAGGCATCGCAGACGCAGAACCACCTCCGCCGCCTCCGCCGCCTCCCTTAAATGCACTAACTAATGCAGCAGCACCGCCTAAGCCAGCACCGATTTGACCAATCGCGGGTGCAGCAGCTACTAAAGCCGCCGGAATAATCCCAAAATGAAAATGGGGGAGGAGCGTTGAAGACAGCTCAACAAGAGGCATCATGATTAGTTAACCGCTTGACCGGGTTGGAAAGCTTGTATCGCAGCCTGAGTAGGACCAGATAAAGCCTGGATAACACCTGTGTTAGGAGTAGCAGCAAGTATACTGGTGTTCATTAAAGCCGTAGCCATAATTGTGTTAGCGCGAATCTTATCTGACTCAAGTTTTCTCCATTGTTCGATAGTGTCACGACGAGTCTTCTCCCTCATCTGACCCATCTGGGCCTTTGCAATAAGATTGGTGCTGAACGCTAATTCTTCTTTCCTAAGTTGAGACGCTAGTCTCTGCCGTTCAGGTGAACCAATTTCTTTTAAGTAATCATACTGTCTTTCTTGACCTCTTAAAATGGCATCAAATATACTTCCCGACTGATTGGTTGTGCTTTGTGGCTGATCACCAGGTAATTGTGATGTTTGTTCAGTCGAAGGGGTTGGCTGCGCTGTGTTTTTTGCTTGAGAAGTTACTGGAAGGGTTTGCTCAGCCACGGGGGCAGAAGCAGGAACATCACCTACTTGACGTCTAACCTTTCCATATAAACTTTCAGCTCCTCCGGGTAGATAACCGCGAAAAACATTTTTATCTAACTGACCGTATGCACGTTTAAAAGCTTGATTAGTCCCACGAGAGAATCGACCAAGTGGGCTTTCGGCACCACCGGGCAGATAACCTCCAAGTTCTTCATCCAGCTTGCCGTATGCTTTTTCTAACTCAGAGGGCGCACCACTGCGAGGCTGTGATGGAAAAACATCACCATACATATCACGTATAGTGTCCTGGAAGAGTGGATTTAAATTACTTGAATCATTCATAATCAAAAACCTCTGCTTAAGTTAGCAAGCGCTTGATTAGATCCTACTGGATCTTGAGCTAAAACTTTATTAATTGCAGTCTGAAGAGTTCTTTCTCCTTCTT